GCAGGGGTAACACCAGTTCTTTGAGCTTTTACTTCATCTAAATAGTTAATAATCGGCATTGCAGCCTGTCCAACAAATGGGGTGGACATATCTTGCACTGCGCCAATTTGTCTGGCTCTGACAATTGCACCGACTTCTTTATTTAAAACATCGTCGATATTTACCTGACCCTCAACTACTACTGTCCGAGGGAAAATTGATTGAGCTAAACTATCTAACGTAGCTCTTAAAACGTGGCTTTTAATTCTCTGCAAATCCATTGTTATGTCTGCAATGGAATGGCCAAATATGGTATGCGGCTCTGGGTCTGGGCAGAAAATAGCAATCGGCACATGGTCAACAACTTCGTCTTTTAAAACGTAGCATGTTGAGCCAATGGTATGAATGCATCTTAATTCAGCAATACCGTCGCCATCTTTATCAATCCGCATATAGAGCTTAGTAAACTTTACCCTTAAACGAGCTTCGTCATTATTTGGGTCTGGATACTGTGAGCCGTAATTTCTCTCTTGCTCTTCCATCTGAGCAATCCAGAGATTGTCATCTCCAGGCTGGCCATGCTCTAGAATATCATCGAGGTCATAACCCATCTCAACAAGGTCTGAGACAGGAACTAAATCCCGATACCCACAAATATCAAAATGCTGGTCTAAGTCTCTAGCTCTACGGTCAACAATAAAACACTCTGGCGGTAAAGCTCGGACACGATATCTCTTTTGCCTATCAACCATACGGACGTAAATTTTATACGTCACTGGGTCTAACGGCGAGACCTGTGGCTCTGGATAAATAGAGGTAAATTCAGCGCCTGGATTTTGCTGTCTAAATAGTAAGACTTCATCTTCCAATAGGCCGGAGAAACATTTCTCTACAACCCTATCGTCATTCTCAGCCCACCAAGTGACGATACCTGTCTTCTTTAATAACGCATCTTTAAATGCGCTATAAAGAATTTGAAACCCTGGGTTCATTTCCTGGAAGATGAAATTAACCGCATCAGACGCCTGGTCAGATGTTGCTACATCCTCGGCTCTGCGAGGCATGTATTCAACAACCTTGTCACCAGATGTAAAGATACGCATCAAGCTCGGCAGGATTGACTGGATAGTATCCCTAACCTCAGACAATACTATCTGAGACCGGCCATCTTCCTCATCACCGAAAGGAGCGCCACGATAATACTCAGCGGCTTGAACGCGTTGAGGGGTAATAAAGGTATCAATATAATCTTCAGCCGACTGAACAGCCGTCATAATGCGAGATTGATATTCTTCCTCGCTCATCGGCTCACGCTGTTCTAAGGCAGCATCTTCCTCAGCATCATCCTCATACCCACCTTCAGACATATCTTCCGCGTAATCTTCATCGGCAGGGTTTGCCGGAATATTAGACATAGCGATATCATCCGATGCAATCATTTCAGACTGCATGCGGCGGCGTCTGCGACGGGCCATTAAATTTCTATCCTATCAGCATATCGAAACACGACGCTGCAATGATTGGCCAGGTATCCACTTGGATGCTCTGCCACCAACTAATGCGCCTTGTCCGGCAAATGTTAAGCATAAAGCGTCGGCCAAATCCGGCGAACGCAGTCCTCTGCGCTTCATCTCAGACTTGCCCTCTACTTTAATCTTACCGTTACTTGTAAATGAATATGTCGGGCCAATTAGCTCGGCGCGGATATCATCGTCTTTAGGAAGACGAACCGCTCGAGTTTCCAGCCATTCCTTGGCAGATAACCATAACTCATCACGCAACCGAGCAGCTTGCTGGTTTAAAGCTACACTCTCGGAAACATTAACATCCCGAACATTATGGCCAAGCTCACGTAGCCTATCGGCTACACCGCCACCTAACCCAATGCTATCAACCATTATCTCTGTAGGCTTATCTAATCCAGCCTCATGCACAATGCGGCCAACAGTTCCCATCAAGTCTTCACCAGACCAATGCCGGAAACCGAGAACTACGTTGCCCTGTCTTTTACAGATAACAGTTCTATCCGAACCAAACCTGGCTACGTCAACGCCGTAAACTATCGGCTCGGCAGTATTAATAACAACATCCCGCGACATAGCACTATCAACTAAATCGGCGGCAATTAAACTATCGTCGTCTCTTAGTGCAAACTCGCCAAGCACACGAACGCGATAAGCATTCGAGCCTTCGCCGTAAGTAGACTTAATCTGATTTATAAAGTCCGTAGCGACTAAACGATTATCTAAACAACTCACATGCATCGTCTTCCAATCAGAAGACAACTGGTGATGGGTCTTGAAAAATAATCCAGTATTTCTAGTCGGATTGCCTATCAATACGGTCGTCGCGGAATGCCCAGACATCGAACCGGCGGCACTTTCGAAAACTGTCTCGGGTATAGCGGAGGCTTCGTCACAGATGAGCAGAACATTCTCGGCGTGGACACCAGCAAGCGCTTCCGGCCTTTCAGCCGAGCTAGTTCTTGCAGAGATAAAGCTACTTTCTGGAGCACCCTTCTGCACAATTCTATCACTGAATATCTCAATCGTATCTCGCAATGGCGCGGGTAATTTATTCGCCCAATGCTTCACCTCAGAAAACAATGCATCAAATAACTGACCAGCAGTAGGGGCTGTGCAAACTGCCTTCTGAGGCATGCGAGTAAACATATGCCACAACAGCAACCAGGCGCAGGCTGTAGACTTGCCAACACCGTGACCAGCGCGAACGCTAATTCTACGCTCGCCTTTAGCAGCATGTGTTAAAAACTCACGCTGCCAGGGCAATGGGTCAGCACCCAAAACCTCGGTAACAAATAAAACCGGCTCATCACGATACGCCGCTACAAACTCAGCGTAGATGGTTGAGAGGTCTTTCATTTTTTTATATTTTTTTCTGGAGACAGTGAGGGTGTGTTTATACAACCGCCCCCGAGGGTGGTCGGCCATAGGGGGGGGGTCTCAACGCCGGAAATCCCTCGGAAATCACGCAGTCGTATACACCAACTATATGCAAATGCACGTAAGCTATTGTTCCTGCTCAGTTGGCAGCGTATCTGCAAACCGTTGTGGTGTTACGTCAATGACGTTGTGCTCTTGCTTAGCCTTTGCTCGAGCCGTCAGATCCATCAATACAGCAGCAGCCGTTTGGCCTATGTCAGCCGTAACCTCAACGCTCTGCTTATCGCCGTATTGCTTGGGTGCTAACCTAGCTGCAGTCCATTTAAGGCCATCCAGAGCCAGCCTAGCTCTATCTACCTCATACTCACCAGCCAACACCTCAAACACTAAGTCTGAGATGAAATCGCCGTAGGTCAGGCCTCGTTCTTCCGTCGCGCGTGCGTAGTGTTCGGCAAAGCCCGTTTGCTTCTTCTTCCACTCAAACACAGTTGAGCTATCTGGCATATCCTCATCTTCACAGACAGCCCTGAGTGACCTACCCATTGCTATGCGTCTGCAGAACTCTTGAGCTAAGTCCTCTGTGTATTTAGGAGGCCTACCGGTTATCTTTCTCTCTGGCTTGCTGGCTATCTTAGCAGCTATGTTGGATATCTCTTGTGGTGTTGCCTTACTGACAGTTTTGCCCGGAGCCTTCTTACTGACCTTTGGCTTGGCAGTAGATTTATTCGGGCCGGAAATATTTTCAGTCGTCATTAGTGTAGCGTCAGCTTCTCAACATCGACACCGAGTATCTCGGCAATCAACCAGGCAGTCACCTGTTCCACAGCCTCTGGGAAGCTGCAGTCCTGGCTCTGCATTACAAACGTCAGGATATCCTTGCCCTCATCTCTGAGTTGCTCAAGGTCGTCTGGCGTCATGTTTAAACTGCTCATCGGGATATTAGCGCCGAAAAAAAACCCGCCGGATTTCTCACAGCGGGTAAGTCGAAGAATGCAGGAGTAGTCATCGCGCACTTAGCGCGACTAGCATTTATCCATCAATTCGGCGGCTGGTGCAATGGGCGTTTCTATTTCTACCAGAAATCAACCGAAGGGTTATTGATCCGTATTTCCGCCAACCGACAGTG